GGGAGAGCGCCGCACTTGCACTGCGGAGGTCGTAGGTTCGATCCCTATCAGCTCCACAAGGCCGATTCGTCTAGTGGTTAGGACTCAGGCTTTTCACGCCTGCAACAGGAGTTCGATTCTCCTATCGGCTACTTTGCCATCTTAGCTCAGTTGGTAGAGCAGCTGATTTGTAATCAGCAGGTCGTCAGTTCGAATCTGACAGATGGCTCAAAAAATAAAATCGATTTTGAAAAAATATCTCGATATATATTACAAAAGAATCTTATAAAGATTTTCGTAGAGAAAATAAAGATTCTACATAAATAAAATACTCATAGTAATGAGTTTAAAATAGGAGTCTTATTATGGCAATAAGCAAAATAGGTGCAGTATCACCTACTCATAAACTACAAATCCCAAAACAAACAACAATCTATGATATACATTTAATAAATCCATTAGAGGATGATTTAAATGGAGGACCTGAACAATTTAGATGGGGTAGGATGACTGCCAAAGAAAAGTTGTGTATGTGGTTACACGAAGAATCATTTAAAAACTATGGTTTATTAAATGGTTTTGTTGTGGTAAAAGTACCAGAATCCTTTACTGCTAATTTAGATGGACAACCATTTCGTTACAAAAAAGGAACTTACATCACTATTGATTTTAATGGTAGATTGAGAACATTAAAGAAGATGGAAAGACTTGGTAAAATTGATTTAGTCAATGGTATTCCAATATCAGATGTATCTCAAGGTGTTTTAAAAGGTGCTACTAAAATGGATGATGAGGCAAGAGAAAGAATGTGGGATGCCGTTGTAACTTTAAGTACTGGTGGTTTACAATGGGATATGTACCAATTCTTAGCAAGTGGAGCTGAATTAATAACCGATAAAACTCAAAAAGAAATATTTACATATTTTGTTAGATCATTGAGAGACCATAGTGGTAGTGGTACTGATAAAATGACAAATAGAAATGTTATTTTATCCCTACTTGGTAGAATGCCTTCCACAGAAGAATTGAGAAGAAAGAAACTTAATTATGATTTGAGGTATAAAAGGTATTCACAAATTACATTTGATAAATTATCCGAATTAAGAATTAATCTATCAAGATCAGAATTACCAGCTACATTTGTAGATGAACTTGGAAAGTACTTACTTGACTCTGCAAAAAGAGGGTATTTTCTTGGTTATAAATCAATATATAACGATAAAGAGAAAAAGTATGAAAGAGATCACACTACGGATGTAGAATGTTTTCCATTAGCTAATGGTAAACCATTTGATTTATATTCTCATGAACATTTTTCTAAATATGAAGAAGAACTTTATCATATAATGGATGCTATAGAATTAAATGTTCCAGACAAAGAGGGATATCCTTCTGATGTTAGTGGAGCAAGAAGATCGATTCATATGAATGTTCGTAAAGAATGGATACGGAATAATAAATAATAACATTCCATCTCTCACATAAACAAAAAAGGGAAGCTTTCACTTCCCTTTTTTCGTGTCCTATACTTGTAGGAAATATAAGACTATTTCGTTCCTACTTTCGAAATAAACCCACCAACACCAATAAGGCGACTAATCCAGCGAAGCCAGATTCGCCGAAATTATTTATGATGGATGTCAGGTTACCAATAACATTAACGCCAAAGATACCAGATCCAAATATTACTTCAGATACAGCACCAATAGCTATAAAGGACATCATTAGATGAGCTAAGTCATCTATATATCCTTTTACCGTTGTTACGATTTCCTTCATGCGGTTTTCTCCCGTTAGTTAACAAAAAAAGGTTGCTCAGTTGGTATAACCGAAGCAACCTCAATAATAACTATGTAAAACCAAATATTTTTATATTTATATAAGGAAACCATCATAAAAAAAAATTTCTTATAACATTCTAAAGCACTGATAAAATGGAGTTTATATGGCTAAAGATTATGAACTATTTGAGGGAAAGTCTCTATCTGATGTATTTAAAGACATTTACGACAACACCGAAAAAAATAGACAACAATTAGATGTATTAACAAGGGAACTTGTAGGGTATATCAAAGATGGTGATACTGCAGTTCAGATAGTTCCTATGTTAAAAGAATATCTTGAAATCAATGTAAAAAATGATGACCAATTAGTAAAGATAGCAGCAATCGTTCAAAGATTACTTTCTGCTGAAGCTAAGGGTGGTTCAGAAGAATCGTTTGCATTATCAGATACAGAAAAAGAACAATTAATGAAAGCAGTAGAGGATACTGCAGAAGATGTCCAAAAATATTCCGATACCATTACAGGGGAATTTAAAGCGGAAAATTAAATGAAAATAAAATTACCTGAATTAAGTTTAAAAGCTACTGGCTTTACTAATTTATTTGATGTAGATAATCATATTAGAAAAATGTTATCTCCAGTTATTAATCAAATAAATGTTGGAAAAGCAGATGAGGGAGAATTAGCAGAAGTAGTTAAAGTTTATGCTACAGAAGAACAATTAGATGAATCACCAATTGATGATGAACCTGATTATAAATTTCTTGGTGCTATAAGATTTAGAAAAGTTTTTACACAACAACATATACCTGATGATCAATTGATGGTAGCTTATCCTTTAAATTTAAATGTTATAGATTTTCCTGTCAAAGGTGAAACTGTATTTATTCAAAAAATTTATGATAAATTTTATTATACGGATAGAGTTAATATGTTTAACAATCCGAATAATGCAGCAGCTCGTGGTGCTAGTCAAAAATTTAATATAGGTAAAAATACACAAAGTGATAAAACATTAGATACTGCTGAAACAGGAATATCAGAAAATAAAGAATCTCAAGATGAAGTATTTTTGGGTGAATATTTTAAACCAAATTTTAATGTAAGATCATTAGTACCAAATGAGGGTGATACTTTAATACAAGGAAGATTTGGTAATACATTAAGATTAGGTAGTATAAATAATTCACCAACTATAAAACTTAGAGCAGGTCAGATATCAGACTATGAAAAGTTTGATGAGGGTAATAACTTAATTGATGAATTAGAAGGGAAAGCATTAAATGCACCATTAGAAGAAAATATAAATTTAGACGCTTCTTCAATGTGGATGACTACAGACGAAACAGTTTCATTAACACCTGCAACATTAGAAGATACTAACATTTATCCAACTGAAACAGTACCAGAAGAGTTTGGTGGAAAACAAATTATTCTTAATTCTGGTAGACTGATATTTAATAGTAAGGAAAATGGAATTCTTGGTTTTAGTAATGGACCAATAGATTTTTCAACATTAAATACATTTGGTGTAGCAGCTAAACAAGGTATGAGTTTATATGCTCCTAATGTTATAATAGGTAAAGAAGACCAATTAACTAAAAATATAGTTTTAAAGTCTAATGATGTTTCAGTTCGTACAGATGATGGGAAAACAAGTATTCGTGCAAGGAACATAATTTTACAAGGATCTCTTGATGGTGAACAACAAAGATTAACAACTTTAAAATCTAAAGCTCCATCTAATCCTAATGTTACACGATTGACACCCGCAGTAAGAGGAGATGAATTAGAAGATGCATTGAAGTTAATGTTGGATATACAAAAGAAAACAACTAAGCATTTAAATAAAATATCACAAATTGTTGCAACATTAGCTACAAAAACAGCTACTTTAATACCACCAGCAGGACAAGAAGCAGCTGACGCTGGATTGTTATCTGCAGAAACATTACAACAATTAGTTGATTCATTAGAAGTGCAGATGGGTAAGCTACCAACTATATTAAGTAATGTAGTAGAAATTGAATAAACAAAATAAGAGGTAATAAAATGACTAAAAAAGACCTTTACAAAGTTATAAGGAAAATAGTTCGAGAAGAAGTTCAAAAAGAAGTAGGTAAGATACTTATTACTGAGAAAACTTTCAAAGAACCAATTAGAAAAAAATATAAAACCAAACCTGTAAAGAAAACTTATTCTAAAGATAAGACATTAAATGAAGTATTAAATGAAACTGTAGGTTTAACTCAATCACAAAAGGAAGAATATCCTGATGTAGGTGGTAAACAATACACTACAGGTAATATGGCAGACTTATTAGGTTATGGTGATATGGCAAGTCCTGAATTAAAAAGGGATAAGGTTGCAGCACAAACTTTAGCAGAAAAAGGTGTTACTCCAGAACAAGTAGGTGATGGAGTAGTTAACGCACTTACAAGAGATTATTCAGACTTGATGAAAGTCATAAATAAGGATAAATAATGTCATCAACTATAGAAACTAATTTAGATCCAAACACACATGTTGGTTTATCTTTTCCACTTGGATTTAGTGGAAATGCTTTATTTAATAGAACTAAAACTATTGAAGAACAAGCACGACATAATTTAAAAAGTTTACTTTTAACAAATTTAGGTGAACGACCACATCAACCAGAGTTTGGTTCAAGATTATTAGAAGTTGTATTTGAATTTAAAGATGATGCTTTGATTGAAGAAGTAATAAATGAAGCCGTTGATAGATGGCTTCCTTATATAAATATAAATAGCATTACAACTACAGTTGATGGTACAAATCCAAATAGATTAAATGTAGCATTAGAATTTTCAGTATCAACCACACCAGATGCAAAAGATCAAATAGTCTTAGATTTTAATACTACAGAATAGGAGAGATTAAATGCCTACAAACACAACTGGTCCAATAAAAGATGTATCTAAAGAAGTCAAATATCTAAATAAAGATTTTGAAGGATTTAGAAATGATTTAATTGAGTTTGCGAAAACATATTTTCCAACTACATATACAGATTTTAATGAGTCTTCTCCTGGAATGATGTTTATTGAAATGGCAGCTTATATTGGTGATGTTCTTTCTTATTATGTAGATAGTCAATTTAAAGAATCTATTTTAGCATACGCTGAAGAAAAAAGAACAATCTATAATATAGCACAATCTTTAGGATACAAACCAAAAGTTAGTTATCCCGCTTCAACTGTATTAGATGTTTACCAAACTGTTCCAGCTACAGGAACAGGAGATACCACAAGACCTAATATGAATTATGCTTTGACTGTTACAAATACATCAAAAGTAAAATCAAAATCTACAGGTAAAACATTTAGGTTGATGGATGATGTAAATTTTAAATATTCAAGTTCTTTCGATCCTACAGTTGTTTCTATATTTGAAACAGATTCAAATGTTCCAACAAAATATTTATTGAAAAAAAGAGTGAGAGCTATTAGTGGTGATCCTAAAGAAGAACTTTTTACTTTTACTACAGCAACACAATATGATAAAGTAGTATTAGGTAATCCAAATGTTATAGAAATTATTTCTGTTACAGATAGTGATGGTAATAGTTGGTATGAAGTTCCTTTCTTAGCACAAGATACAATATTTGATGAAGTAGAAAATATATCAGCAAATGATTCTGAATTAACACAATATAATGATACAGCACCTTATCTATTAAAGTTAAGAAAGACACCACGAAGATTTACGGCATTTATTAGAGATGACAATAGAACTGAATTAAGATTTGGCGCAGGTGTATCAGATAATCCTGATGAAGAGATAGTTCCAAATCCAGATAGAGTTGGTTCATCTTTAGCGAGTGGTGTTAGTAAGTTAGATACTGCATTCGATCCAGCAAACTTTTTAAACACAAGAACTTACGGATTAGCACCATCTAATACAACATTAACAGTAAAGTATACTGTGGGTGGTGGTATTGAAGATAATGTTCCTGCTAATGATATTAAAAATATAAGTGATGTTACATATAGAATCGATGATTCTGCTTTAGTAGCAGCTACAGTTCAAGACGCAAAAGATTCTGTAGCAGTTAATAATCCTGATCCTGCAACAGGTGGTAGAAGTGGTGAGTCTCTAATAGAAATAAAAAACAATGCACTTGCTTATTTTCAAGCACAGAGTAGAGCAGTTACAAAAGAAGACTATATGATAAGAGCATTATCTCTACCACAAAGATTTGGAAATATAGCAAAAGTTTATATTGTTCAAGACGAACAACTTAATCAAGCTGAAGAACAAGTTCAAGAACCAGAAGTTAGTGTACAAGATGCACCACCACTTGAAAAACAAATTGAAAATATAAATCCAATTATTCAAGAAGCAGCAGATACAACATCTACTAGTGATATACCAAAAGCGGCATCACCTGCAGCTATTAGAAAAACTATAGCAAAAGCTAGACTGACTTCACCAAAGACAGTAAGACCTAAAACAGCGTCTAAACTTTCTAAATCTTTATCACGACAAAAAGCAAAAAGTGGTGGAAGTGGCGGAAGAAGTAGTATAAGTAAAAGAGGAATTAAAGGTAGAGGAGGAGCATAATGGCTAAACAAGCATCAAGAATACCTAATCCATTAGCATTAAATATGTATGTATTGGGATATGATTCAAAGAAAAAATTAGCAAACTTAAATCAAGCAGTAAAAGAAAATTTACAAACATATCTTGGTCAATACAGAATGGTTACTGATGCGATTAATATTAAAAACGCTTATGTAATAAACATAGGTGTTCAGTTTGAAATTATGACACGACCAAATTTTAATAAGAATGAGGTTTTACTTAGAGCTATAGAAGAAGTAAAAACATTTTTTAATATTGATAGGTGGCAAATAAATCAACCAATTATTTTAACTGATTTAGTTTACAAATTAAGTTTAGTTGATGGAGTAGCAGCAGTTTCTGCACCAAAAGAAAATAATCCACATTCTTTACCAATTATAATTACGAATAAATATAAAACAGCAAATGGTTATTCTGGTAATCTATATGATATAGAAGCCGCTACAAAGAATGGTATTATTTATCCATCATTAGATCCTTCAATCTTTGAGTTGAAATATCCAGGTACAGATATTGAAGGTAGAGTAGTAGGAGATGTCTAATGCATTATTTCGAATTTGCTACAGCAGACGCAACATTATATGAGGGTGAAGCAACTCAATCTGTAAATACAGGATTAGATCCAATTCTTGAAGTTCGTAAAGATATGAATGCTACAGGAACTACAATAAATGTTTCAAGAGCATTAGTTAAATTTAATTTACTATACATTAGTGCTTCAGTTCAAAATGGTTTAATACCAAAATCAACAAAATATTATTTAAATTTATATGATGCAGGTTCAAGTGATTTACCATCCTCACAAACACTTTATAGTTATCCTGTAAGTCAATCTTGGACAATGGGTGATGGAACTTATCACGACAATCCAAAAACAACTGAGGGTGTTAGTTGGAGATATAGAGATGGTGAGAATGATGCAACACAATGGATAAGTGGTAGTAATAATACTGGCGGAACTTGGTTTAGTGGTAGTTATGCAAGTGGAACAAGAAATTTAACTTGTTCTTCTTCTTTAGAATATGAGACAACTGATATCCGTATGGATGTAACCGATATTGTTCATGCTTGGATTTATAGTGGTTCTTCTTATCCAAATCAAGGATTTATGGTAAAGAGAAGTGGTAGTGTTGGTAATACAGATAGTGGTAGTGGAGTTCAAGAGGGCGATAGTGTTCGATATGGACAATTAAAATTTTTCTCAAGAGATACATCTACAATATACCCACCAAAGTTAGAAGCAGTTTGGGATGACCATAGTTGGAGTACAGGTTCTTTAGCACCACTTACAGGTTCAGCATTAGAAGATACTGTAATCTACTTTAAAGGTTTAAGACCTGAGTATAAACAAAATAGTAAAATTAAGTTTAGACTTGTAGGTAGAGAAAGATATCCCAAGAAAACATACTCAACCACAGCAGCTGAAGTAGCAGTAAAATATTTACCAAGTGGTAGTCAGTTTATAGAACATGGAACTTACTATTCAATTAAAGACGCTGTAACAGAAGATGTAATAGTTCCATTCGGAACTGGTTCAATTGTTAGTTGTGATGCAGAAAGTAACTTCTTTAATGTTTGGATGAATGGATTACAACCCGAAAGATATTATAAATTTGAAATAAGAGTAGTAACAGGATCAGCATCAAGTGCAACTCAGATTATAACTCACTATGATGATGATTTTACATTTAAAGTAACGAGATAATGCCATATACAAAAAATCAACTTAAACTAAATGAGTATTATGACAATGCTGTAAAAGCTGACCGTAGAGAACAAATCGCTCAATTCACAAAAGAAGAGAGAGATTTTCAAGCTTCAGGTTCTAATGCAGCTGCAGGTCAAACTCTGAGAATGAAAACAGGTGAACTTGTTTCTATTCCAGAAATACAAAACCATCCTGCTCAAAAAATTGTTGTTCCAAATAAAACTTATACTCCAACAAAAGATGCTGACAAGTTTCTTAATAAAGATATAAAAGAGTTATTAAATAATAATCCTGTTAAGACACTAACCATATCAGAATTTTTTCAAGAGTATAATAAAATTGCTGCAGTAATACCTTTAGAGGGTAGTACAGATTCACATAGATATCTTTATGAACAATCTTTACTTAGAATTGGTGGAACGGATGCATTTGCTGATTTGAAAGCTCAACTTGAACAAGAGATTATTAATTTAAAAGCATTACAAGAAGAACTTAATGAGATTATAGCTGCAGAAGCAGAAGAAGCAGCGCAAGATGCAGCTTATGCAGAATATAAAGCAAATATAGAGGGACGTTATCCAAATACAACTGTACCATATACAAGAGAAGAGTGGGATGATAAAGGACAACCCAAAGCATCAGAAATGAATGGACATCAGAAATTAAGATTTATAAGACATCCACTTGGAAACCATTCAGGTAAAAAACATACAGAAAGTCATGTATATGTTACCTATGCGGGTTATAAGAAAAAAAGGAATAGACCACTTCGTAGTGGAAATGCACCAGTAGTATTTAGTGTCGAAGCAGTTGGAGACCCAACATTAACCTATGAATGGTTAGATGCAGGTACAGGAGCAAGTATTAAGTTTCACGATAAATCTAATATGGTTAAAGGTGAAGATACAGCAACAATAACAATTGAACAAGGTAGTCCATATCATCGTGGTTGGGGTCCTACATTACAATGTAAAATAAGAGATGCGTCAGGTGAAATCGTTTCACATAAATGTGAAGTAAGTAGACGAGCAGTTTGGGCTAAGGATTAGACATGGGAATTAAAGACTTAATGACAGGAATAGGAGCAGATTCTGCAGAATCATTAGGATTGACAGGTGCAGCTGATGAAATAAGACCAGTACCACCTGCACCTCAACCACCTGTATATAAATCACAATTACCTGCTTCAGCTGTAAGTAGAGGAGAAATAGCAGGAACTTTTGGTGACCATGAAGCAGATTTTATACAATATTATGTTTATGATTCAGATGGAAATTTTATTACTTCTAAAATAAAAACTGGCGGTAGTAAATCAGATTTAGTTAGATTAAATCCTGGTCAAGACTTGAGAGACTGTGGTTTAATTGCAGGAAAATATAGAATAGAATATAATTTTTTACGACAAAGAGGTGGTAAACCAAGAGTAATTTTTCAAGATGGAGAGGGTGAAATATGGAATGGTGAAATTCGTGAAGAAGATGGAAGATATTTTAAAGGTATTGAATTAGATAATAATAATCCAACTACAAAAGAAGAAGTTTTTGTTTTTGATGATACATATATGGTTCACGAAATATCACCATCAAGAGAAGAAGTTAGAATAGTTGCAAAAGATTCGGAGATTGCGGAATATAATAATGGATTTGCTTCATTAGGTTTTAAAGAGTTCAGATATAATCCAATATTAACAAATATAGCAGGTGATGGAAAAATTGATAGTGATGATCCATTTAAGTTCGTAGCTACACTTGATGATTCAGATGGTGGATTTAAAAAAGAAATGGTTGGTGGTTATATAAAAATTCCAAATGCTTTTATTACAGGTTATGAAGAGACAGTAAATTATATACAAAAATCAAATCCAAATTATGTAGCAAGCACTAATACAAACCCAGAAAATAAATTTGTAGATTCAAAAGAAGCTATAAAAGAAAAACAAGATGCTGCTAGAGCTGCAGCAATAGACCCAAGTTCTATAGAAGATTCTCCTGGAGAACAAACACCTATGACACAAGCTGCGGCTTCTAATAATCCGAAATCAAGTGGTGGAGGAAAATCGGGAATGGCAGCAGTACTTGATATGTTGGATGGTGGATAATGGCTAGAACTTTATTAGAAAGAATTATGAGTGGTGAAGACACCCAACAACCAGCTGAAGTTGGAGTTGGTCCATCTGAGCCATCACCACAAAACGATCCAACATTAGGACAATCGGGCGATAGTGAAGTCGTTATGGATGTCTATGGTAGTCAAGAAAATACCATAACTGAAGTTATAAAAGCAAATCAAACTGATGAGGATCCTGAACCAAATGCTATAGATCCTAATGTCGGCGCACCTAAACCACCTTTACCAAAAGAACAGGATATTGTAACTCACGAAGAAAAACCTACTACATTTCCACCACAACCTGAAAATCCACCAGCACCATCACCACAATTTATTACTGAAGAAAAAAAGACTTACAAACCTGTCTATGCATCATACGAAGCAGAAATTTTAGAAGTTATAAATAAAAATACAATTAAAGTTAGAAGAAATTGGAAGACAGAAGCTGAAAAAGCTGGAACGGTAGAGGGTGATTATCAGGGAACAGATCCAAGAGCAAGATTAACTTTTAGTGTAACATATCCTAATTATAGAGTAGATGATTTAAAAACAAAATTACATTTTGATGAAGATGTAGGTGTATTAATGACTAATATACAAACGGATGTTGATACTGTTCCAGAATATCCACATTCTTTTGTAGCAAAATTAGAATCACCTCTTGATGATGGTGTTGAAAAAGGTGATGAATTTTTTGTAGCTGATGTAGTGATACCACCATTAGCAGAAGAAGTTATATTAATTCCACCTGAAGAAGAGGATGATTATGTAGTTCTTAGATCCCCTGATATGGATTCGTTAGATTCTCCTGTAAGAGATAGAGCAACAAGTTTTGTAACTCAAGATACATTAAAGACAACTGACCCAACAATTAAAAAAGATTTTGAAGATACATTAGTATCTGCAAGTTTAGCAAGTGTAGATTTAAATATAGATTATTCTGTTTATAATAACTTCGTAAACTTTAGTTCTGCAGAACAAAGATTAAAGAATTTTAAAACTAAAGTTACTAATATAGATGCTTATACTGCTGAAAGTTCTTCTATGGCTGCTACAAGTGCTTCTACTACCGACATAAGAAAATGGGATAGGAAGATAAGAGAAGTCAAGCAAGGATTTACAGGTTACGAAAAATATTTATGGGAAAACTCAACATCATTCGTATCAGGTTCTGTACTAGCAGATACAGTTAGATATGATACTGCTTGGCCTAAGTCGGGTGGTTCAGGAACTTATTCAGATCCTTATATAAATTATCCCGCCACAGCTTCACAAGTAACAACTTGGTATACAGGACAATTAGCAAGTGCAAGTGCATACGATGCAGATAATAGAAATAGTTCAAAAAATTTATTACCACAGTTTGTCAGAGAAGATAGTGGTAATGATGACTTCATAAAATTTACAGGAATGATTGGTGAGTTCTACGATAATATATGGACATACATTAATCATATGGATAAGATACACGATCGTAGTGAGGGATTAGTAGATAGAAATGAGGGTTTTCCTGATGAGTTAGTATTCGATGTAGCAAAAGGATTAGGATTAAATATAAAATCAAATAAAGATTTAGTTTCATTGGAGAGATGGCATTTAGGTCAGTATTTATCAGGTTCTACATATGTTCAATATTCAACTAAACCTGAAAAAGAAATACAACAAGAAATACAAAAAAGAATTGTTAATAACTTACCTTTCTTTCTTAAAACAAAAGGTACACCAAGAGCATTACAAAGTCTTATAAATTGTTATGGTATACCATCTACTATTTTAAGAGTTAGAGAGTTTGGAGGTCCTGATGTAAAAGGAAAGACAGGGCAATTCTTAATACAAAGAAAACACGACAAAGCACTTATATTTTCTGGAAGTCAATATATAAAAACTAAATGGCCAAAGTTTACTACAAGACCAAATACTGTAGAACTTAGATTTGCTGGTGCAAATAGTGGTAGTGGAATAAATAATAGATATCTATTAGAAGCACAAGAATCAAGTTCAAATACATTTAAGTGGGGATTATTATTAAGAGATAATGGTTCTACAGATTCAAGAGGAGCTATAGATTTTGTATTATCAGGTTCTAATGGTTTCTTATCTGCTTCAGTTACAGATTTCCCTGTATATGATACTCAATTTAATTCTGTTATGTTAACAAGAAAATCATCAAGTGGTGCTGAGTTAACATCAGATAGATCTAATCAGAGTATTACATATACATTATATGCAAAACGATATGATGCGGGTAGAAGTAAGATATATTTAGAATCTTCTGCATCAATGACAATAACAGGTTCTACTTATAATACATCTTTCCATTCTGGTTCTAATAAACTTTATATTGGTGGTTTAGCAAATGCAAGTGGTAAATCAACTTATAGTAAGTATACAGGTTCTATGATGGAATTCAGATTATGGAAAACTGCACTAAGTGAGTCTAAATTTGATAACCATGTAGGTGCACCAAATGCATTTAATGGTAATCATGCATCTGCTTCTTATACTGATTTAGTTACAAGGTTTTCATTTAATGATAATAAAAATTTAAGTAGTGATAAAAACATTAGTGATGTTAGTGGAGATGTAAGTTATACAGAAACAGGAAGTGCAGTAGGATTTGTTAATAATTCATTTACTAATATAGAAGAAGAACATAAATTATTAGTTCCTAATCTTGGACCAAATAGATTAATGAGTAGCAAAATTAGAATAGAAGATTCTAAACTATTAAATAATTTAAATCCTAAGAAAAAAGTTGAAGAGTCATCATTTGATTTAGCTCCTGTAGATTCTAATAAAGTTGGTGTTTATTTTGCACCATCCGATGTTATTAACGAAGATATCATTCGTTCTGTAGCTGATTTAAATTTTGATAAATATATTGGAGACCCAAGAGACCAATATAAACATAGATATCGTGGATTGAAAAAGGTAGCAGAATCTTATTGGCAAAAATATACTTCACCAAATAACTTTTGGGATTATATGAGACTGATTAAATATTATGACAATTCTATATTTGATTTAGCAAGAAAGTTTATGCCAGCAAGAGCTAATTCTACATTCGGTATAGTTATAGAACCAAATATATTTGAGAGAAGTAAAGCAGTATTACATACCTCTATGAGTTTTGATAACTTATCATTTAGAGGTGAAATAAATTTAACACAATATGCAAAAGAGAATTTCTTCTCAGCAAGTGCAGATTATAAAACATATAATGGAACAATTGGATATGATAGTAATCATTCACAATCATTTGATTCAGATGTATTTCAAAAACATTCATTATACAAGTTAGAGTCAATAGATAATCTTGGAAAATATGGTGGAACATATCTTACAGCTTCTGTAACAAGAGGTGGTCCTAACTATATTTTTGGTGAGGGAATGCAACCATTTGTAAGTGAATCAAGATTATCAGAACACAATTATGATTTATTAAAATTTTATACTAGTTCATTAAGTGTTTCTGTAGCAAATGGATATGGTGCAACATATAAATTAGATGGTAAATACCAATATAGTTCATCATTTACAGCATCGAGACATGATGCAAGGTATCAAGAATATTCTAATTTAGCAAATTTATTTTATGAGGGATGTAAACAAGATATGAATACTACCCCTGATGGGTTTTCGCCTATAGAAACAAGCGATACCAAACAAACAAGACTTGTGGTTCAAGAACCAGGTAAGTCTAGATTAAAAACTGAGAGATAAATTAGATTAGTATATATTTATAAATAAGGTATACTTTTCTAAAGATAAAATCACAAATTCCAAATAGGAGAAAATAAAATGGGTTATCTTGATAACACATCAACAACCGTAGACGCTATATTAACAAAAAAAGGTCGTGAGTTATTAGCAAGAGGCGGAGACGAATTCAAAATTACTAAGTTCGCACTTGGTGATGATGAAATAGATTATTCACTTTGGGATGTAACTCATCCAAATGGTACTAATTCTTATGGTTCAGCCATAGAAAATTTACCAATGCTGGAAGCATTTCCTGATGAAAATCAGATTATGAGATACAAGTTAGTTACAATGCCTAAAGGTACAAGTAAAATGCCTATACTTGAAATGCCAATACCATCAACTGGTTTAACATATTCAAGTGCTGGGCAATCACAAGCGATATCACCTTCTACAAAGAATGGTTCAGACGCACAATTAGGATACACCGTTATTCTTCATAATTCAGATGCAGCAGATTTAACTGTAGCATCAGGTGGTGAAGTTGTAACTGGTGGAGCAACTACTCCTGTATTCTTGAGTGATGCAGAAAGAAAGAAAAGTATATCTGTCATTGGTAAAACTTTTTCACTTGTCGCAAGAAGTACTACAGTTAAGATTGTAACACAAATTACAGTAATTGGAAACGAAACAGGCGCTGTTACTACAGTACCTATAACAGTCAACGCTAACGCTTAGGAGATAAATCATGGCTGAAATTTTTACAAGATTTGATACCGCACAAGATATTGTCTCTAATTTAAGACAAACAGTTTCCTCAGGTATGTGGAGTGGTGGAACAGGAACACTTACTACTTTCTTTACATCATCTACACAAAGTTCAAGTAATGGACAATATTACTATGATATGTATAAAACTGATCCAGCTAGCGATAGTGAAGCAGAGATACAATTTTCTGTAGCTTTCGGTGATAGAAATGGTAGTGGTTCATTGGGACAAACAGGAAACTATCCAAGTAAAGCTATCTATGCACAATACAGAAACTTACTTTTAACACCTGGTGATTCTAAATTCACATTTGGTGGTAGTGTAGATTCTGATAGAATTTATGTATTGACTATGGGTAGAGCAAGACTTCGTGAGAAGATGGATCCAGGTAATTGGGAACTTCAC